AGATGAGGCCACGGAGACAGACACACCGGTGGCGACCATCTTGCTGGAGCCACCTGTCTATGGTGGACCAACGTATGATAGTTCCAACTATCAGCCACAGACAAAAGCCCCGTTCAACCCTGGCATAGGTAGGGGTCCAGACCGTGACCGTATCCCAAGGTCGCAACGGAGGGAGCATCGCGACTGTAAATCAGCGACATGCTCCGAGGAGTTGACATATTATTTGTTAACCGAATTCGCCTTCGTACCGCGAACTGGACCCCTCGCCAGAACGATGGCCACCAGGGCTAGGAGCTATTTGTCTAGGTTCAATTTAACGGGTTCCACCGCTGAGGACATCTATCGTTGTTTAACACGATCCGTGGTAGCAGCATTTGCAGTAACTGATGAGGAGGATGCATTGCGACAACATTGCAAGAATCCTGCCCAACAGGAACTAATGCACAAGAACCACGGGTTCTTGGTCAATGGCGACGTTGGCCATGTTGGACCTTTCAAGAAGAAGATCGCCATGCCAAAAGCATGATCAAGCACCACGGTAGACGCTGTATGTTGTGGCAATCAGCCTCACTTACCATCTTTGCCAGGCAGCAGCCTTAGCGCACTACCGTGCTCCTGCGTGTGTTCAAGAGTCACAACAAAACTCTTTAAGTTTGATCCGGACATAATTCCCAGTCATGTTTGGACCCATAAGTCGTGTGTGTGCAATGAGGTTGTTGCACTCAACCACCGCCATCAACTAGATGATGGTTGTAGGTATACCAGCCGAATCGACTTATTCAAACTTGTGCTTAAACCCATTTTGCAGGAACATAGCATAGGGACTATAGCACCCGTTAGTGAGGATATCATCATAAAACACGCAACCTCATCTAAACGGAAACTATTGGAGCAAGCTCAGGCTTCACTCCGCGGTAAACCAGTGAATGCAACTGATGCACGGGTTAGAATGTTTCTTAAGGACGACAAATACCACGTCCCAAAGATCAGCGCCCCACGTTGTATACAGTATCGATCAAAACGGTATTGTCTACCCTTGGCCTGTTATCTCAAGCCAATCGAAGACTATGTGTACTCGTGGGTTGACATTAGTGGAACTAGCATATTTGCCAAGTGTCGTAACCTCCAACAAAGGGGGCAAGACATTTACGCTAAGTGGCAACATTTCAACCATCCACTTGTTGTTTCAATGGATCACAGCAAGTTTGATTGCCACGTAAACAAACAATTGCTAGCCATGGAACATACATTCTATACCATGCTACAACCAGCTTTACTTTTACGCAAGTTACTTCGGTGGCAATGCGTTAACCGCGGCACGACCAAGAATCGTACCAAGTACACTACCCATTACACGAGGATGAGTGGTGACCAAAACACAGGGTTAGGAAACTCCATCATTAATTTTGCAATGACTAAATACTTATTGGACCAACTGAAAATTAAGTACTGTTTATACATTGACGGAGATGACTTTCTGGTGTTTGTGGAAGAGTGTAATGGAGGACTCATCAACCCCAACGCGTATTCTCAGTTTGGCATTAAGACTAAACTAGAGTCATGCGTAACACAAGTTGAACGGATTGAGTTCTGTCAAACCCGACCAGTTTTCAACGGTCAAAGTTATACTATGGTACGCAATCCCATCAGAATGCTAGAGCGGTTACAATGGGGTGTCGGCAAGTTCAACCACCGGTACGTCAACAACTACTTAACGTCAGTCGGCCACTGCTGTATGAGCATTGGCATGGGCTTACCTGTTGAGCAGTATGTTGGGCAAACGTTAACAAATCTCGGTGGAAAGATAGTACGGACTCCATTGACATATTGCGCCAATAGAATGCCCATGCGACCAGGGAGGGCGCGCATAGTTGAACCATCTATCAATGTGCGTTTGTCGTATGAATTGGCTTGGGGCATAAGCCCCAGAGAGCAGTTAATAATAGAGAACAGCAACATTACAACTGCTCTTAGTTTGAGCCCAACGGCGTTACCCCAGTATGGCGAAGAAACCAACACAGCCAAAGAGGGGTGTAATGTCCCGTTCTGGAGCCTCACGGCGTGTGGGTCCCACTAGAGTGGCACCCAAATATAGCCCAAAGGGCACCCTAACCATCACTAAAAGAGAGCTACTCACAACGGTTACTTTAGCTGCGAATGCAGCGGAAACGTTAGATAACATTCCCCTTGTGTGTGACTCCTTTCCCTACCTTAAGGGTTTATCAGCAAGCTTTGACAGAGTTGTGTTCCGCAAAATGCACCTCTGGTTTAAGCCTGCTGTTGGCACAACCTACCCCGGTAGAGTTAGTATGGGTGTCGATTGGGACTATAAGTCCAAACCAACCATGAGAAAACAATTAGCAGGGTTCACACCAACCGCAACCGCTGCAGCATGGGAAGATACGGAGAAAAATCCAATGGTACTACCCAGAGGTTCATTACAATCGCGAACCTATTATAGCACATCCGGGCCCAAGGCTGACTACGTCAATCAAGGGCCTGGATTGTTGCATTGGGGAGTGTCTGGAAAACAAGACCCGGCAATTGTCACCATATCTGAGATATGGGCAGAGTATACTGTTACCCTGTCTGGCACCAATTTTGCCTAGCAATTACAGCAGTCACTAGAGAGCGGCACGCATTTCCAGTGGTCAGTCAGTACATTTGGAGCAGACACCAATTGGCGCTACCAAGCACAACCAGATGGAGCATTCGCTTACAACCAGCTGGAGCCAATTGTTGCATCTGGCCTCAATTGCACTTCTAAAGCTGACCTCACCAACGGAACTGTGGTTGCTGGAACCGTTTATGATTCAGCGACCTCTGCACTCTCTAGTGTGCGTCCAACACCCAATAATGCTATTGGTCAGAAATTCACCGTTTCCGATTTTATGCCCATAATCAACAATAAGTTTATCGGCTTCATCATGCTGTATCTCAATCCGACGCCCCTTCTACAAGCAGGCACTCCGGTTGCTGTGCATATTGATTTTGAATTGTCAACCACAACGAAATTCCTAGAGACGAACACCACTGTGAAGATCGACAACCTGTTGGAAGATTCAACCAGGTTGTTTGACATATCAGCTGGTGCTTCGTACGCTGTGACTGACACTTGGTACTATGTTGGAAAACTAAAAGCTTTTCCATCAGATCCGAACACCCCAGTCTTAACCATCGACTGGGATGCAACACACCGATCATCACCGATTAGTACCACAGCTGATGGAGTAACAGTGGATGTAACCATCACCATCACTTCATTGAGCTCCATGGAAACATTGGTTTTGGCACCAACAGTCCAATCCCTATAGGTACACGAAGACTCGGACAGTCATTGGCCCGTGTACCCAACATATCTTTGTGATCGTTTGCGCTAAGC